ACTATTCTTTTAACAATTTCATTAACACTAGAAATATCTAACGATCTTTCGCTGTTATAACTATTATTGTTAAGTGTGATTTCTTCGATTACTTTAGTTGTTAGTGTTGCCATTATTTAATCTTTCCCCCATCTTTTTCTATTTCGTGGAGTATCAGGAATTCTATGACCATCAACAATAAATGTTTTTGATTTTTTTCCTCGTTTAGCCAATTCATGTGCAGCTTCAGCCATAGATATATCGGCCTTGTCCCAACCTTTTTTGGCTCCCATTATTTTACCAACTAAACCAGAATGTTTATATCCGATTCGACCACCATGACGATAATTAGCTCTTTTACTTCTTCCTTTGATTTCTTTTCCTGACATATTTCCTCCTTACGGTGTCTGTACGTTGAGAGGTATACGTGGTTCACCATCCGTATAATCATCTCTTCTACGTCTACCTACTTGTTCTTGACCAAACTTTTGTACTTCAGCTTGATACTTTTGTTCGTATAATTGTAACATATCCATCGGGCCTTTTAAATAGCTAAATGCTTCTACCAAGCATGCATATAAAAGTCCATTTCCAAAATTCGTGCTGAGATAAGTTGTAGTATTTGCTGAGCTTAATCCCAAAGGTCTAGCATTATAATGCAATTTATACATAAAAGCAGAGCTTGGAGTAGGAACAATTGTTATTCTACCTGATGAAGTTGCGCCAATTCCAGTAGCCCCACCATCAGACATAGCATAATATTTAGGTGTTCCAGTAGTTGTTTCTGCTGCATCATATTCTCTTAAATAGCTAATATCTTTCTTTTCTAGCCAGCTATTAGCACCTGTTGCAGCTGTAGTTGAAGTATAAACCTGTACTCCTCTTACAAATAATGTTCCTGCAGGAACATGAACATTGTCTTTTGAAGATACTAAATTTCCAATCATTTCTTTTCTATCAGCATCAATTGGAACATCTCTAAAAATTCTTAATTCTGAATTATCTATAAATTGATCTGTAATAGTACTAGATAATACAGAAGTTCCTACTTCGGTATAATTACCAATTGCTGTTGTAAGTGTTGAATATGTAAATCCTGCCATTATGCACTAAGAGTTGCTGGTCCTACTGAGACTGGAAACCCTCCTCCTTTCACGTTGCCTGCTGTTGCAGTGTTAGTATCAACTGTAAAATAAAACCAATTGTCAGTTTTATCTGTGTCTCTACTACCACCAACATACTTGCCTGTAGTAATAGCATATCCTGCTGCTTTTGCAATATTGGAGCCTGCTATACCATCAAAGCTACCTGGATTACCATAATCTCCTGCAATTGTTGGTGCTCCTCTAAATCTATAAGTACTTCCATTTGTTAACCCATGATCAGGTGCATATACATTTATAATTCCTGATGAAGCTGCGTAAGTTGTAAATGGATTGTGTGGTAATAACTGTGCCACAGAATTTTCTGTTCTATCAGTTCTAGAATTTTGTAAAGCTTGTGCATCTCCACCATGAGGTCTTGGTTCTAATTGAGGTTGCTTTGGTTCATATTCAGAAATATGAACTAACATTCCATTCCACTCTTTAACCATTTCATTATATGGAAAAGCCATTCCTGATCTATCTGATATTGCCTGTGCGTGTTTTCCTCTTGCGTATGCCATTATATACTTGGGTAATAATTTTTCGGAGTTATATAAGTGCTTGCTGCAGATCCGTCTTCTGCTAGTGCACGTGCCAGTTCATCCTCATACAACAATTTCATTTGTTGTACTATTTGTGGATTAAATTTTTGAGCTAAATAAAAAGCTAAACCTGAAGCCATACAAGGTACAAATCTATATGGAACATCTGTTGCATCTGTATAAGTTGCATCAGCATCTTGAATTCTTTTTACATAATAAAAATGTAAATCTTTAGATGCATTAGTTGAATCTGATGTTGGGTAAACAGTTAAAGTTGTTTTGTCCACGAATCTCTGAACAAAATATTGTGAAGGAGTTCCTTTAGATAGTTTACTTGATAAAGCAGAATAAGCTGATCTAGTTATTTTTGTAAGAGAAGAATCTGATTGAGTTGTTTGTGTTCTATTACTTCTTAATGTTGCTTCAAGAATATCAGCAACACCATAAATACCAGAAGGATTTGTTACAGAACTTGTTCCATCCCCACTTGCTCTATAGAAAGTATATTCAGCTTGTCCTTCAATTAAATCAATATTACCACTTGCTACTTCCCAATAGTGTAAACCTCTATTACCCCATTCTTGAAAAAGAACGTTAAGAGATCTTCTTGCTGTTTTTAATTGATAACCACTTACTGCTGAAATACCAATCCGCTCATAAGCTTCTTGTATAATTTCATCAACAGCAAATGTCTTGTCGAACGTTACTGTTCCAGAAGTAGTATTAGCCATGCTCTACCTCCTAATCTGAATATAACTTTTTAAACTCTGCTACAATTGTATACATGTTCGCGGCATCAGCTGTGCTTGGAACAACTAAGTTAACATCACTTTCATTGGTATTTGATGATTTGTCAGTTTTAATTCCGCCAAATTCTCTAAAGTCCCAGTAGCCTGTTCCTGTTAAACCGATAATTGGAATATCACCATCATCGTCTTCTTCATCTAAACGTGCATATGAATCTCCACCATCACCACCTTGACATGAAAACCATATTCTTTGTAGCACTAAGTGCGCACAAGAAGAACCTTCATTGTTCTTTGCCATTGCCGAAACGTCACCAAATACAGTTGTTGCACCTGATCCGTCTGATTGATTTACTATTTTAATAACCACTCTTGCATCATTTTCTTGCAAGATAGTTGGTCCTGTTACTGTGTCTGCCATAATCCCTCCTTAATCAAGATTACTAGATGGGGCCGAAGCCCCATCATATTTTATTTATTAGCCGTTATTGTAATCAAAAGCTGCGCCAGTGATTTTAATAACTAATTTACCTGCTGTGTAAGCTGCTTCAGTAGCATCTCCAGTAGTCAAGTAAAGATATTTTTTACTTAATGCCGCAAGTGTTGCTCCACCATCAGCAGAAACATACATACCTAAAGTTAAGTCACCATTATTAAGTAATACTGTTCCACTAGATACCGCTGCATTTTCTGCATCAGTTCCTGTAGCTGAACATACTAAATTAATATCTGGGTCTCCACCTGTTGGTACTTCTAAACATGCAAATTCTATTTCAAATGGAATACCATTAACTCCAGTTGTTAGTTCTGCGATGTAAGCATTAGCTGCTCCACCATCAGTACCAATAATATCATTTGCAGCACCACCAGAAGCTAATCCACCGTGTAGGTCGACTAGAATAGTAGTGTAGATAAGACCACCAACTTTATTAACAAAAGTGTTAATTGCATCATCAGCAATTCCTGATCCATGCGCATTAGGTGTAACTTTGAAAATAGTTGCTGCTGTACCTAAACTTGCATTGTTAGTACCTGTTGAAGTACCTGCTGCTACAATGTTGTTTCCAGTGCTTGCAACTTTTTCTATTTCCATACCACCCGCTGCTTTTATAACAGCATAGTCTACAAATGCTCCTGTAGTAGTGTTCTTAGTTGTTGCTTTTATATCGCCATCGGAACGTACCGTTCCATTAAACGTTGTTGTTGCCATAATTAAATCCTCCTAGTTTAACGAACATAGTCTCTAGGCCGTCGACTATACGCGTCTATGTTCTTAATTAATTGTATAGTGATGAATTTATATGTTATTTTTTGATTGAGTGCAAGAGGTCCTTACAGAAATATACGATTTCAACGATGTGGCGTTTATCTAAGTAGCCACAGAAACTTGGGGGGCAGCATTATGAATTGCATTTTCTCTATCTGCAATCTTACGTTCCTCGGCTTTGATCTCAGTGATAACACCTTTAATAGCATTATCAATTTCGACCATATTAAGAGTATATTTACCATTTTGCTCATACTCCAACTGCCACTTCAACTCCAAGGACCGCTTTTGTTTGTACAGCTCCTGTACCATTAACAACCTCCTCATAGGTTATTCTATTAGGAATGGTCTTATACATTCCCGTTGATTCCCATTTTATATTTCT